ATAGCCTTCATACGGATATGAGGCAAATCGGGTGTCAACACCCAATTAGCCAACCCATTACCCAAACCTAATGGTTCACGTTCGTTAATCCATTTAGGCATCATCAAGTTAGCGTTGACAGGCAGTTCTTCTTGAACTCTTTGATACTCATAATACGCTTTAGGGCGAGTTAATATTTGTGTCATTTGAAGCGGAATGTTTCGGGAAGTCCAAATCCAAAACGGAATAAACCGCTTTACGGTTTCATCCAACTTAGACAAATCGCTATAATCAAAATGTACACGAGAAATACGTGCAACTGCCTCATCAAACGTTTGCCCCTTGTTAAACGAATCTATTGCCATTGGCAAACGAACGGCGCGTTCAACATAACTGTTTTTGTTTTGAAAAAAACCAATATATTTATCTGTTGTAACTTGAGCCAATCGCCCAATTGTCGGTGCAGCGAAATCATCATTGACACCATAACCAGTAGCCATAACAACTTTAGTTGCCCACTCGGCTTTTGCCATTTCTTGTGGGTCTGTAATCCCTGCTCTTGCCATCCAGTTAGCAAAGTTTTTATTATTCAATCTTTTACCAACAGTATCATTTTGTGCCGCTGCCCATTTTATACCAGTACCAATAGCGTCATTAGTGACACCATCAGTATAATTCATAAACATCGCAGACATGCCGTTACGCACAAAAAAACCAATGCTAGCAGTAACCCAACGTTTCCAATATGCGTTCATTTTATCAAAGTTTCTTAAAAACGCACCATACTCGCCCGCATCACTTAACTTCTTTATAGCAGGCATCCACTGTTCTTTTGCTTCCTTTGGGATTTGCAATCCCAAACCAGCAAGTTCTTCCCAACCTTGTTCAGCAACATCAATAAACTTTTGCCCACGAATACCCAACATTTTTGCAGCAGAATAAAAACTAAACGCTTGAGGAATCTCTGACTCAATTTTAGCCAACGCCAACTCATCGGCATGCAAAATTTTCGTTACACGGTCATAAGCCTCTTTAACTGCAGGTGAATCTTGCAACAACAAAGACGACTCAAGACTTTTCTCAACATGTTTAGACCAAGCCGCATTACTAGCAGCCGTAGAACCCTTAGGCGGTTTATTAGACAACAGCAACAAAAAGTCATTGACTTCTTGTTCCAACGCCGAACCAACCTCATCAGTCCAAGTTTCCAAAACTTTAACCTCGTTCAACAACATAGGTAAACGTTGTTTATAATCTAAACGCAATGTTTGCAGTTCTTCTGGACCAAAAGTTTTTTCAATTTCACGCAAAATATCTTGGTCAATTTTGCTATAAGCATTACTAAAAAAACTGTCAAGTGTTGCAAGTTTGTTAAGAATAACTGTTTTGGGAACAGATTTGCCACCAACCTGAACACTATCTGTACTACGCAAATTCATTAAAGCCTTGAAAGCATTATCAACTTTAGTTGATTCCGCAATCTGCTCATCCAATTTTGCACGTTCCGCTAACGTTTGCCCAACCTCAATACCATTTTGTTGCAACAACTTCTTTACATCTGTCTTTGCTACATGGGTGGCTTCTAATGTTTCGTCCATAATGGTTTTCATAAAACTATTATTTTCTAACAACTGCCAAGGCGAAGCAATAGAATCACCAACTTTAAACGCAGGTGTGTTGCTCGGCAACAACACCGCCCACTCATTCAAAGAAGGTTCAAAGTCATCAAAAATGCGTGTTAAAGGCATTAAAGCACCTTTATAACCATTTGCGGCAGCATCGTCCACAACTCCACCAAACCATTTATTTGCAACAACCTTACCAACACTTTCAGCATTATCAGGACTTAAAGACCCAGCAAGACGTTCTTGCATATCGGCAAACCATGTAAAGAAATCATTAAGTTCTTCATTAGACATTGGCAAAACATCGTCAGCGGTTTCTAAAAGTGTATCAACTTTAGTTTGCATATCATACATACCCATTAACCATTCCGCTTTTTCTGGATAAGCACGAATAAACTCTGGGTCTATAAAACCATTGTTAGCAAGCATATTGTCAACAACATCCATTGGCATCATATCAGGCACACCAACTTCAGCCCAAGCCCTGTTTAAATCATCAGCCCAAAACTCAGGATTAAGAAAATTTGCAAAAGTAGTTGGGTCACGCAAATCCAACAAATCTTCTTCAGGTATAGCATGACCAACAATAGCATCTTTCATTTGCGCAAACGTACCAAATTCATTATCAATAGGTTTAGTTGTATAAAGTTGAAACGGAATAGGTTCGTCATTAAAACCTGGTGGAAAACCATAAATCAAACCCTCAGTAGCATAAGACGCATTATCTTTAGCAACATTTATACGAGCCAACGCTTCTAACTCTGTTTCGTTCGCCAATATTGCTTCGTCAATTACACGTGCCGCTTCAGGGTTGCCAGCAGGAATTTCGTCACGCAAATTAATTAAAGTGTCATGAGTTTTCTGACGGAAAACTTCTCTTGCATCTATTGCATCACCACCACCAGCGTCACGCACAATGCGTTCAGCCATCCATTCAGCCGATTTGCCTTGCCAATCATCATTATTGGGAAACCTAGAAACATATTCGTAACGCAACTCTTGCATAGACAAGAAACGGTCACCTTCGCCATTAAGCAACGCTTCTTTCATTTCCGCAGCATGACGCATGGTTGCTAAATACAAATTGTTAAACTCACCTTTTTTATCAGGTGAAACCTTCACAGCCTGTTCTGCAAGTTCTTGCATACGTTCAATAATTGCGTCAATGCTAGAAACAACCTTTAAAGTCTCATCATTTACCGCTTTGCGGTAAGATGCTTTGCCCGACAAAACTGCACGAGCAACATCAGAAACCTCTTGGAGTTCCGTTGCCAAACCTTCTCTAGTGCCTGCCAAGCCAGCAGTAACATTTCGTTTAACCCTTGGAGTTAATCTTTGATATTCAGAAGTTAAGTCCGTAACAATTTTATATAACGTATCAGCAATTGGACCGTCATCAACAGCCTGTTTAATCAAAGGTTTAATAACCTCTGGACCAAAATCTAACAAACGTTCAACATAGTCATACCTACCGTGCATACGACTATAAGAAGCAATGCTGTCATCAATGATTGTAGGCAAATCTGTTTTAAACCAAGGAACACCAAGTTCTTTCATGGCAATTTCATTAATTTCAGTAATGTCGCCTTTTAAAACTTTTTGTCCCAAAAACTCAGAATATTCAGTAACACCAGTTACGGGGTTAAGTTCAGGTCCACGAACTTTACGGTAACTAGCGATACCTCTGCCAGTTTTAATTTCATCAGCAGTAAGTTTATAGTCCGCAAAATATTTTGCATATTTTGCCCGACCAGTTTTTTTATTTCCGCCTTGGCTACGCAAAAATTCTTTCGCATCATCAGTAATAGAATGATAAATATGGTCTTCAACAAAACCCATTTCTTTAACATTAATGCCATATTTAACTGAAAGTTCATTTACTTTAGCGTTTATAACATCACGTTGCGCACCATCCCAAGTTTTAAAACCTTCAACAATTTCTTGTGTTAAAGGATTGTTTGTCACCGCACCAGAACGGTTTTCAATTAATGGAACTAAAAGTTTTTGTTCATCGTCAGGCAAACCTTTTACTGCCATAGCCGTATTGGTTATTTCACCCGAAATAACACCCTTAGCATACAAGGCAGTACTTTTGCCAACAGTGTTGGCAGAATAATGTGCTAAACCTTGTAAGTAGGTGTCATACCATTCTTTTCCAGATAAGTGTCTACGACCTAATCCAGCAAGGACAAGGGGTTTGGTTTTGGATTTAGAAATAAATGTTTGTACTTTAGGATATTTGCGGAAAAATATATCGCCTGCTTTGGCGCTAATTTCACCAGCGGTGTCAGCCCAAATTTCCGCTAAAACACTAGAGTTTGGAATTTCTTTACCCATATATTTAACACCAACAAAAATACCTTCAGCATCTCTAACTTCTTTTGGAAAAGCAACAGGACCTTTGCGACCAAGATTATCTAATACAACATCATCAATTAGACCAGGGTACTTTTTTTGTAACTCAAGTCCTTTTAAGACGGTAGCAAATTTACCCATTTTACCAACAGCACTTGCAGGAAGTGAAACGTAGGTTATGGGGTCGGTAAAAGTATTTGCAACAAAATTCATTACTTTGTTTGGAAGCGCATTAGGGTTTCCAACTGTTCCACCTTCACCAAAAGGTTGAAAATCAAAATTACGGGCATTGCTAACAAACTCTTTTATAGAAGGTTTAACTTTATTGCCACGTGCGTCAATTCTTGTTCTGCCAGTAAGAACAGTTAAACCATCAGCAACTTCATTTAACGCAGATTGCAAAGTAGACCTAACAGGCTTACCAACCTCACCAAGCGACAACCATTTTTCTCTACTGGTCAAATTTAAAGGAAGTGTAGCAATATCATACAAACTCTTAAACCAGCCACCACCAACCTGTTTAGGCGCACCACCCATTGCAATATTGCCAAGTTGGTCAACAATACTGTCTTTGCCAACTTCAAACGCTTTAGATTGTGCTTTAGAAATGTTTTGTTCTAATTCATTTTGCGCATCAGCAAAATCTTGTTCATCTTGAGAAGTATCACGTTGCGGTCTTAGGATACGTGACGTACCATCTTTGAACGTGTATATTGCCTTACCTGCATCATCAAAGCCATATCCAGTAGGTCGGTCAAGTGTTTGTTTCTTAACAAACGGTGAACGTGTTACAGCCATGAAAAGTCCCTAAATTAGTATCCTATAATAAGAATACCTGTTCCTAAAACTCCGCTCGCCGCATTGCTTTAACTTGCGCTATACTTTCGTTTCGTTGAGCAGCAGCCCTAGCAGCCGCTTCTTCTTCAGCCTTTTTTTTCGCTGCTGCCGCATCCGCAGCCGCTTTAGCAGCCCCATCATCGGCTGGCGGTTCTTCAGGTTTTTTAGGTTCTTCAGGTTTTTTAGGTTCTTCAGGTTTTGGCACATAACCATACTGTTGCATAGTTTGCGCCCTTATTGCTGCAGCCGAATCTTCTTGCGCTGCCTGTCTAGCGTAAACGTTTTCACTTGCTTGTGCTTTTTGCAACGCAATATCTTGCAAACGTTTATTTAGGTCAGCCTGCATACCAGCCTTAATACGTGGTTCCTGACCAGCCAAACCTTGCAAAGCAGCAGTAGTAGCACCAGTAGCAGCACGTTTACTAGCAATGTCAAAGTTTTGTTGCCCAACATTCAATTGACTAGCAGCCCACTTACCCAAATCTGATGTACTAGTAGCAAACTGTTTAGCAAAATCACTTATAGCCTGCACCTCGCCAGTACCAGCACCTTGAGATTGTAATGCAGCCAACAAAGGATTTGTTGGTGCTTCTAAAGTACTAATAGGAACATCTTTATAAGCGACACTATCAACAAAGTTTTTTAAGAAATCTTCACCCGCACCCATAACTTGTCCACGTGCAGTTTTAAAATCATTAGCCAATAGTTCAAGTTGTGTAGCAAATTCGCTATCAGCCATAGTTTTCATTGGGTCATAAAGTTCTTTAATTCTTATCAAACCTTCAGTGGTTCGTTTTCCTGCTTGTGAAAACAGATAATCAGCAGCAGCGTTACCACCCGCAATACCACGCAGTCTAGTTTCGGCTGCTAACGCATCTTCACGTGCTATTTGACGTTTTTCTGCATCAACTTGTTGTTGTTGCGCACGTGCCTCTGCTGCAACTTGTGCTTCACGGTCACGTTTTTCTTTAGCCAAAGCATCTATACGTTCTTGCGCACGAACAGCAGCAGCAGTACCAGCAGCAGCACGTTGTAAATCTAATTGTGCTTGACGATATTTGTCCTCACGTGCATTATCCAACAATGTTTGTTTTGTTGAAAAGTTTTGTGACATTATAACATTGTTGCGGTCAACTATTTCTTGTCGTGCTGACGTTTGTGCTTCTATCTGTCCCTGCAGCAACGCCTGACGTGGTTTTAACCACGAATCAGGCGGCATAACATTTGCGGTTTTTTTGTTTTCTTTTTGCCACGCAAGAACATCTTCATTATATTTTTTATACAAAGCATCCAAATTTAATGGTGGAACAGGAACAGGTTGTTGCAAAGCAGGATTAGGTGGACCAAGTGGCTCACCATTTTGTACCCATTTGCCATTAACTAATTTAAACGACATAACACCCCCTAGTAGGCAGCATACTGCTTGAGGGCAGTAGCCGAACTAATAATATCTCTTTGTTTTTGTAAACGTAACTGCGTCAAATAATCCTCAAGGTCAGCCTGAGATGCTGCTTCACTCATAGCAATACGGTTCTGTTCATCCTGTAGCATTTGTGTTTCATCAGATATTCCACGTTGCATATCGGCAGCGTAACGTTCTAAACCTTTACGTTGTATACCCGAAGCCACACCAGGACCAGCCAAACCACGTTTACCATAACTAGCCATTTGTGGGCGAAAACCTTCGGTGAGTTTACGTGTCAAGTCCGCTATATTGCGTGTGCCACGTTGTTGCCCCAGAAACGCAGCCTGTCGGTTCGCTATTGAGGTTGCGGAACGGCGTTTACGGGCAGATGCTTCAGCCATCCCGTAATCGCCATAATATGCGTCTATCATTGACATAATGTTACCTAATTGCTTTCAACTGTTTTAATTCGTCTATTTCTTTTTGTAAACGTTCTAGTTCAGCCTGAAGTGACACAAAAATGTTTTGTAAAACATTTTTGTCCACACTTGTCAGCAAAGACAACGAGTTAACAGACCAAGCCATTAACCGAACACCTGCGAACCCAACACCAACTGGTCACTGTCACCAGTAACGCTCGTACCTGATGCCGCTGCTGTTAAACGACCAGCCGAATCAACTGTAATGTTTGCTGTTGTGTAAACACCAGCAACCACACCAGTTGCAGACATTGCAGCCGAGTTTACAGCCCCAGCGTCAATGTTTGTGCCAGCCGCCAACGCTTCAGTAAACGTTTTAATAGCAACAAAGTTTGCATTAACTTCAGTCGCAATAGCGGCTGTGCCGTTTGTAAAACTATGTGGAATAGTAAGTGTAGCCATTGTTATCCTTTAACCTGTCTAGGTTGATATTTGTATCCAATACTGTTAATTCCCCACAACTGTCCCAAAGGACCGTTAAACTCTAGTTGAACAGTTTGGGCTAAACCCAAATTGTTTCCAGTAATCAACAAAGAACTAATAGCACCAGTAGACCAATTATCCCCCCAATTACTAGACCCCCAAACCATACCAGAACCAATTGGTGATTGTGTTAAATTAAAAGTTCTACGTTCATTACCATCAGCCTCATCAAAATCATGATAAACTTTAACACCAATAGTTTGATTTACAGCAGATTGTTTAATAACAAACTCTGGACGGCGAAACATTTTACGTTGAGTATAGGAACCAGCATCAAACCATTTAGTACGATACTTACTAGTATAAGAAACATCAGTGCCAGAAATATTATCAAGTTCTTCATCATACATATCAATCTGTAAAACATAAGGTAAAGTTGGATGAGTTAGTAAACGAAACTCAACATTGGACGCATTATGCCAGTTACATCCAGCAGTCAAACCTTTGCCGTCCGCAGTTGAAAACTGCATCCAAGAACCCTTAGCACTAATAGTTGGGTCATAAACAAAATTAACAGTACTATTTGATACAGCACCAGTCCTAGAATAAGGTGCAGAAACCCACAACCGTTGACCAATCCAACTTAAATGAAAACCATCTTCAACACCAACAGTAATATAATCCAAATCAATAATAGGTCTAAGGTTTTCAAAAATGTCCGTAATAGTAGAACCGTTATAATAATATACACCTTCAGGATTAGAAAAGAAATATACACCTTTGTCGCTAACAGCAATATTGTGTGGTGTGTCAACACCAAGATTACTAGAAACTTCTACAACTTGGAAATTATCTGAATCGTAACCAAACAAAGCAAAAATTGCGTTTGGTTTAAAAATAATTAACTGACCAGCAACAGTAGCCAAACCAGTAATACGATTACCGCCAGCATTAATTTCAATATAATCATCTTCATTCCAGTTCTCAGGTGCATTTTCCAACGACCAATGCAAACGATTCGGATAATCAACACCATCAACACGAACATTAGCGGCAAACATTTTATTAGCATGAACATGCAACAACTCCGCTGTCGGCATTTTCCGCTCACCTGTAGTAGGAGTAGTTTGCCAAGCATGCGGCGCAGTACCACTTGCTGTCAACGCCGTAGCATACGTGCTAGCAGTATCCCAAACATAGCCACCGTTGCCAGCAGTCCCAACAGCAATATACAATTTAGTACCCCACTGTGCAAAACTAGCACCATGCGTACTAGTAGCAACAATAGGATTACCAGAACTATATTCCAACAAACTAAAATCAGCACCAGTAGACCGATAAACTCTAGTTTCTGTAGACAACATTATACGTGGTGTAGCACCATAAAACGGAAACAACGATTGTGGTGTCCAAGTACCAGATACCGCCGTACTATTAATACGGCGCATAGCACCACGACTAAAAACACCACCTCTAGGGTCAATTTCAACATTCAACATATCAGGAGATTCATTATCAGCCAACTGAAACTGGTCGGCACGAAAGTTTAGCCCCCCAGTAAAATCTTTCAGTTCACGAACTTTAACTTTAGCCATTAGTTAAGTTTTAAATCCTGTCCCATACGTCGCATCCAATCCTGAAAGGTTGGACGACCAGAAGTTTGCCCCTGAGATAAACGCAAATGCGCATGACTACTAGGTTTCATAATATTCTCTTTAGCCAAGACAACACCTTCGTCAAAAGCACGTTTATATTCTTGTGCCATAACCGTGTCCTCAAGGCGTTGATATACACGGCTGCAAGCATAATACACTAAAGGAAAATGCAAAGACGGACTGGCATCAACCGCACCACCAGTAGTAACCCAATCAATCGGTTCACGATAAGCCCGCACCTTCAAGGTGCGAACATTGTTTGGTTTGGGAAACAAATGAATTTTACCTTCCCAAATAGCATAAAACAACGGGTCAGCAGATGTATCATACGAACCGATATAAGTATTTTCACCCATATCAAGTCCAACCATATCCAAACGCAAACCCGTACCCGTAGGGTCAACAATAGAAATAACCTGACCAATAGGGTCAGCAGTAAAGGCACTAATGGTGTATTCACGTTGCTCGGCAACAGTATTAAAAGTAAACGACTTCTCTAGGAAAGACCAGCGTTTTTCCATATCCAATATACGGTAATATCCGTCACGGATATAAACATTCAACAACGAATCTGGTAGGTCCTCACTATCTAGGTCAGTGATGTCACGGACGGTTTGACGCAACGTTGTTGCGGTCATTGTTGCGTATGCCATTGTTATTCCTCGGATTCAATTTGTTCAGCCAACTCAGCCAAATTAACAGCCTGACGGTAATGCCCAACACACAATTCTTGCCCCTTCATACGGTTAGCGCCACAGGTATCGTCGTTGCCCATACATTTGTTGCCACGACCCAAATATTCGCCGCTGGCAGCCGCCAACGGCGCATCAGCAACAGCAGAAAGCCTATAATGGTCCACTGGTCTACCGTATAAAGCGTAACTAGGTATTGAATTGCTCATCATAATATGGGTATCCGTTCCTTTAAGGTAATGCCGATAACACTTTTTCTAACACCTTGCGACCATACTTATTACCCACACTGGCTTTACGAGTTAAAGCACCAACAGGTTTAGTCACACCTTTACCAAGCAACCCCAAACCTTTCATTGCCGTAGCGCCACCTTTTTGAGTATATAGCCAAGCATTAAAAAGGTCACTTTTACTTCCCTTGCCAGTTAAAATGTTTTCTAACTCGTTTAAAGGCAACAAAGACTCACCTACAAAAGATGCTTTTTGACCATATTTATCTTCCGCCCGTACAATCCCAGGGTTCTTTTTATTTAACCTCAACAAATCAGACAACTGTGCATCTAAATTTTCTTTACCAAAACGAACAACACCAGAAAAATTAACCATATCATTAAATGGTCCAAAACCAGGTTTAGTTTCAACAATAGACTTAGTGCGTTGTTCGTACTCAAACCCCTTGGGGTCAGCAGCCATCTTGGACAAATCTAAAGCAGAATTAACCTTGCGCTTATAACGTTGGTTACGTGGAGTAACCATTATTTCCTCTTTGGTGCTTTAGAACCTTTTGATTGTTTTGCTCGGAACGCTGACAAACGTGCATTAAGTTCTTCGGCAGTTTCCTGTCGTCTGCCAGAACGTAAAGGCGCACTAGGTTTAATATTATAACCCTCGCCACCCTTGCCAAGAACCGCTCTTGCAGCAGCCACATCAGCAGATGTGGTCAATTTAACATTCTTAAGTTCCTCAGCACTATACTTCTTAGCCGACACAGCCAAAGGCTTAACCTTAGAACGTTTCGCCGCATTTGCTTCCTGTTGCGCAACAAGTCTACGCTCAGAAGCCAAAGCAGACAAACGCTTCTCCCTAGCCTTAGCAGACTCAGGACCCTTAACCTTAGGACCAGTTGAAGTACCAGTACCTCTATTAAGTTTAGCATCTGCACGTTTACGTTCCAAAGCCTCAAGACGCATATTCGTTTCTTTATCTTGACGAATTTGATAATCCCTACGAGAATCCTTAGGTTCAACACCTTTTCGGATTTTATCTTTCTTAGCACGAAAAGCCATTCTACCAGCCTCAGTGTCCAACTCCTCTGGAGTCATCTTACCCAAATTCTTTAACCTAGTATCAACACCTCTGGATAGTTTGTCCAAGTTTCTTTCAGCAAAAGATTTAATTTCTGACTCAACATTCTTACGAACTTGCGCAACCTGCTTAGGAGTAAGTTTGCGACCATCTTTTTCATATAATTTTACAAGTTTATAAGCCTCTATGTTTGTTTGTTTATCTAACATGCCGCCCTCGTTTTTAAGCAAACGAGTCTTATAATCAACCGAGTTCATTTTCTTGGTTAAAGTATTACTAATAAGAGGATAGCCTTGTTGACGCATCATCTGCGGAGTCATCCTTGTTTCAACTTTACTTTTTTCTTTATTAAGGAATCGTTCTCGGTTTGCTTTTTTCTGTGCCGCTTTATCTGCTGCTCTTTTATCAGCACCCATAGCACGGCGTTCAGCGTCAGCCTGCTGGTTAGCCAAACGGCGCTGTTCCTTTGTCATCGGCTTAGAAGCAGGCTTGCTCGGTTTTGGGGTTACTGTCTTTGCTGTTTTGCTACTAACCTTAGGTTTTCCACTTTTGCCTAAAGCCTTTTGAACAGCAGATTTTGCTGTGCTGGCAAGTTTGCCAGCATCATCTGCAACATTCTTTACAGCAGAGACAGCAGGTTTGCGGGCTTCTAAAAGTCGTTGAACAATAGCCCTGGCGATATCGTCCGCAGAAGAACCACCTCTAGCCATTACTTTTTATCCTTTTTATTTCTGTTACGACCTTTTGATGTTGCTTTGCGAGCCTCAACAATATTTCCACCATATTTTTCTTCTAAGGTTGCAGCCCACTTAGCCCTGTTTGCCGCTTTGCGTTCTTCACGTTCAATGGCTTTCATTTTGTTGTATGCTTCACGTTCTTTAGCCCAATTGTCACGATTGGCTTGACGGCGGGCTTCACGTTCCATTTTATCAGCCGAACCCGATTTGCTACGTTTGGCTTTAATATTATCAACACGAGCCCATTCTTCTTGCATTAAAGTTTCCATACGTGCTTTAGCCTCAGCCTTTGAAGCACCTGGTTTTAATGGCGGTATATCTTGACTGGCGGGTTTGCTTTTAGGTGGATTCTTGGGCAACTTAGGTTTTGCTGGTTTTGCTGGTTTCGCTGCTTTACCAGTCATCTCAGACATAATCTTTGAGATGTCATCAGCCAAATTGCCACCAGTTTTAGCAACATCATCCAACACACCTGACTTTTTCAGGTTTTGCATAACTGCTTTTAAAATTTTGTCTGGGTCTGGGACCTTTGGCATAAAACTCCTATAAAATCAAAATGGTAGGGGGCTTTTGTCCCCCTACCATATTGTGGGTTGTTCCCAGCCCACAAAATTGCCAATTAAGGCAAATTTTGTTAAATTACTTAACTGCGCCGCCAGAGTTCTTGCGGTACAACTGAATTGCTGTAGTTGATGTTACAACAGCAAGGAATGTCGCTGAAGTTCCATCAAACACTGTCATCAACCCACCACCAGTGATTGTCCAACCAGTATTGGTTGTAACAACAGTTTCAAAACTAGACGCAAGGTTCACGATTGTAAACTCAAACGAGGTTCCAACTGCTTCATCTTTCAATTCAGCAAGCACAAGTGCGGCTGTTGGTAGGGTGAAGGTTGTGTCTTCTGTTGGTGTTGCAACAAACAACTTACTGTTAAGTAGTTGTGCTGCTGTTGGTGTTGCAGCATTAGTAACGGCTACTGCTGTAACCTTTTCTTTTGCTGTAACGTATGATTGTATACGACTACGACTAATCGCACCGTCTGTATCATTTGGGACTAATGGCATTTCTATCTCCTGTTTTGTTTTGTTTAAATTGTTGTTGTTTATTGTTTGATGGGGGCTTGCGCCCCCAACAAATTATGTTACTTAAGCAGTTTTTGCTGTTAGTTTGCCTTGCTTCTTAGCGTTGCGGCAAGTGAGGTTGCCGTAACACATAATCAAAGCATAACGTGCATCCAAGTCTTCTGGACGAACAAACTCTGTTTGCTGGAACCACTTACCTGAGTGACCGACAAGTGTGAGGTACTTGCTGTTGATGAAGAACATTACACCAGCGGTGCAACTTGCATCAAACACTACAGGTGCAGCCTTGAACAGAAGGTTCTGGAAACCAGCATCTGCTGTCTTAGCGTCTGTGTAGCGCAACTGTGGTTGCAACAAAGCCTCATACTTTTCAAACAATGTTTGAGTTGTGAGAACCATGTCTGGGTGGTCGTTACCAACAGAAACCGTGTTGTATGCGGTTGCCATTTGAGCGAGAGTCAAAGCAGTTGCTGTGTTCTCCTCGTATGAACGCCAGTACTCGTTACCAGCAGTTGCACGGTTGATGTTACCGACAGTTCCTGAAGCCTCAATGATGTTGCCGAGACCGTTCCAGTCCTTGCCGCTGTTGCCAGTTCCGTCTGCGTAGAACATGTCGTTGAAACCTTCACGCATTGACTCCTCAGCCTGCATGATTTTGGCTTCCAACAAGTTAATAATTTCTTGTTCGCCGTTGTTCTTTGCTTCTTCAATACCGCTGATTGCGATTGATGCAGCGTACTGCTTCCAATCGTATTCTGCTGCAGTGATACCTGTTTGTGCTGTTAGTGAAATTGAATCGTATCCACTGTATGAAGCAACCGTAGTGTTTTGACCATAAATCAATGGCTCAACAATTTTGGTTCCACCATTGAGCATACGGATACGCCCCTTGGTCATCAGGTGATTAGTGAGAACACGGTCCGAGAACACGTTATCTGTTAATTGGTCACGATAGTTAGCGAGCGTTGTACTTAGCAACGCATCAAAGTTTACATTAGACATTATAATCCTTTATAATAGTAGTTGTTAAATGGTTAATTTGCACCCATTTGAAGTTTAGCGGCAGCCCAAGCCTCGGAAACTGATTTAATTGGGGCAGCCTTTTCTGTCGTAGTAGAACTAGTAGCCGAAGAACCCCCCGACACCACACTAGCAGCACGTTTCGCTTCAAGCACACCATTATCGGTTTGCTTCAAACGTTCCTTCGCTGCTGTTTCTATTTTGGACTGTGCCACAATTTTATCAAAAGCCAATTGCTTATACACGCCTTCTAAATCGGTTGTGTTCATACGCAAAGCGTTTGACACAACTTCTTTTACATCAAAATCACTATACTTGGTTTGCAAACCAGCAATTTCTTTTTCAATCTGTTGCTGATTCTGAAATTCCTCAAAAGATGCTACACGTTTATCAAGTTCACGAATCTTACGTTCCTCTGGAGTTAAAGATTCTTCATCTATCGGGTCAACCTGTGGTGTGTTTTGCACATTGTAATGTTGAGACAATAAACTGAGTGTCGCTGCTGGGTTATTCTCTAAAGCGGCTTGAAGTGTTGAAGCAAATTCTATTTTTTCACGTTGCTGAGACAATTCTTGCGTTTTCCGAGTATAATCGGCTTGACGTTGATAACCTGCAATAGCCTCACTAAGAGGGACTTGCAATTCCTCTCCATCCAACTTAACTGGAACTCTATAATTAGAGTATTCCTGCACGTTCAATGTAGGTGTATCGGGTGTTTCTGTGATTACACTATCAGATGTGGGTGACCCTTCAACTGGTTCCGCTGACTGTGTTGCGATTTCGTCGCTCATATTTCTCCTAGAATCCGTAATGGTTGTTCTAATACTAGAATGGGCGTTCCCTAGACGGGGGGTATGGTGGATACCCCCCGCTGGGTTAGATGCGTTAAAACGCATCCTAGAGTGTCTGGTGACCTATTGTGGTGGTAAAGGTTGTTGTTGTCCTGCTTGTTCTTGAGCAGCCAACATTGCTTGAACTTCAGGGCTAGCAGGTGACGCACCCGCAGCGCCCGCAGGACCAGCAGGCATACCTTGTTGTTGTGGTGCGGCATTAATAAACTCATCAGGGTTTTTTACACCAAAACCCATCTGCAACACATAGGCGGCAAGTTTACCCATGTCAACAATACCTGCACCCGCAAACGGTGCAAGTGCATCAACCATCTGTAACGCCATCTGACGGCGGAACGACTCATTTGCTGGCTGCGTTGAACCTGCAGCAACTTCAAAATCAAAGTCACCTTGCAAATAGTCACGGTCAAAGTTAACCCAAATAGGTTCTCCGTCTTTGCCCATAACACGTGCCACTTGTTCACCAATCATATATTGTTGCGCTAACTGCACCATACGACGACCAATTTCGGCAATAGCCTGTTCAACAGTAGCCAACTTATCTGAAGTTCTGGCATTGGCTGCGTCTTGCATTAACGATGTTTCGGTTGCGGTGCGGCGAATCTCTGATACGCCGCCACGTTGAAACTCTGTTACCCCAGAAATACGGTCAATGTCACCAACAATCAAATTAGTTTGATTATAAAACTCTGGTGGGTTAATAACCGCTGGGAAAGCAGAAACAACACCGCCCAAACTTTCATCCGAAATAACAGGAACCATAACGTTGTCTTGGTCTGACTCCAAAGCGGTGCGACCCAACTGGTCAAACGCATTTTCTTTATACAAATATTTGCGTGCAAACTTTTTGCGATGATTCATCATCTGCGAACGTGTTTCGTTCAATTCTTTTTGCAACGGTTCAATGGATTCCAAATCACCCATTGGATAGAAATGGTCAGGGATATCATAATTGCGCAACATCACAAATGGTTGCCCAAACGCATACGGCATTTTTATTGGCTTAACTAAAAAGTTTTCGCCTTGTTCAGAAAAAATGCTCATCGTGTTATTGGCTACATCATAATATTCCCAAATTTCTGCATACCCAGCGTTTTTGTCATGAATTTTTTTGCGTGAAGGGTCATCAGCATAACGGCTAACAGCCATAACTTTAACTTGGTCACGAGCAACTTTATTGTAACGTTTATCTTGTTTTACGTCATTAATTGGTCGGCGGATACGTTGTGCAATCCAACGAATATCGTGCATGCTGGTAGCATCTGGGTCAACAAAAATATCATTAGGAGAAACCCGTTCAGCGAACGGGCTATCTTCTAAAATTATACTAGTAGGTGTTGACTCGCCACCAGGAATAGGGTCGGAAACTTCTGTGTCGCCACCTTGGGTGTCTTCTTCCTCAACAAAACGATAACCAACTTTTATCCAACCATGCCCAACTGTTAACATGTCTTTTACGGCACGACGAAAATGTGAACGAACATCACGATGTTTCCACCAATAATTCACCACCGCTTCAGCGATAACCGCCTGTCCAGCATTGTCTGGATTAACAGCATTGACAGAAATCTTCGGATAGTTAACCGAAATACTTGGCGAAATAACGTTAATTGTAGAAAACGAAATGTTAACCAACATGCGGTCTTCTGTTTTATAGTCATCAAAATGGCGACCTTTATACATGTCAACCATTCGTCGCCAAGTGCCATCATACCCGTCATCTTTACGCCACTTGCGGCTAGATTCAATACGTTGTTTAGACTGCGCCAAATAGTCTGCCATGTTTTTCTTAACCATTATACATCCTTACCTTTGTGCCAACCAATATGTTCATCTAACTTTGTGTCTACAGTATCAACCTTATCAGCAACCTGTTGCAACAAATCCCTAGACTCGGCATGTTGACTAGTGTTTTCTGAACGTAACTTGTTTAAAACAACCACCATTGGACCTGTTATAACCGCAACCAAAATAGGTACAAGGATGGCTTCCATATTACATCCAATTAGTTACAGGTTCAGCCTGAACTCCGTTAATAGCGGCATCCGACATAATTTGGCGTTGCTTTTCAGCAATGGTATCCCCATGAAAGTTGTCTTTGCCATAAGTAAACCCTAAACGAACACTTTTTATGTGACAGCCAAAACAAATTGCACCACGATGGGGCAATTTCTCATCATAAAACTGTCTAGAACATTCTTCGCAAGTAAAATTTGTCATCTAATAACACTTTCCTGTTCCCAAACTAACGAAAAGGAGTCTGACTGCGCACATTATGTGCGCCAATAGGTGTTTTTTCTGCTTTCCGACCACCAAAAATATGTTTTTCCCACCACAACAAACTATTTGTAGGCGGTTTATCAGCAGGACGATACTCCGACAACCAAACATACTTCAACATTTGATTAGCAATAGCCAAAGAAATAACACGGTCATCATGCGGACTACCAGACATTTTACCATTTTCTTTACGAACAAAAGTGCGTAACTCCGCAATAGTTAAACGGTCATAAATTTGAATAGTGTCAGTACGCATAGCAGCAGACAATTCATCAATAGCCAAAGGTTTAGTAGTAGCCGTAGTACGCCAACCCAAAATGTCTGTAGCCTCAGGGCGAACATGTGCTAAACGGCGTTGTTTATAAAGATTTTTATAACCATGTTTTTGGGCAGCCTTAAGAGTAGTTAAACCATGATTATTGTTTTCAATACCCAATAACGCAGTGTTATACCACCAACCTATTTCTGCTAACATTTCACCAAACAAATCAGGTTCAATACGACCATGCCAAGTAGCGACAACTACACCACTTTTAGCCTCTATAATGTGTGCGGAACTATAGTCACCATAAGATAAACCTTCAGAAACGTCAGCGCCAATTACGTAAACAGATTCTTTTTGTGGGAAAGCCCAAATATGCAACTCTCCATTTTCCGAATAACGGAACTCTCCATTCCCATCCGAATACAAATGATAATAACCACGACTAGGTTCTACAAGAGACATGTCATCTAACATTTGAATATCAAAAACGGGATTACCTGATTTGATAAATGCTTCTTCGGGGAATGTGGGGTATTCTTGGTGTAGTTGCCAAGGGTGCATGTTAGCCGCTTTGGCATCATACCAGTCTTGGTTGCGTTCGCCGTCAGCAGACCAAGGGAAAAAGATGCCTTTAAACTTGTTGGCGTTGGTTTGTGAACCAACCCACAACTCGTGATAAAAATTGCCTGACCCATTAGCAGTAGACAGACCAATCACACGACCACCAACGTCCGTAACAGGTTCAATAGAAGCCCACGCTTCCTCAGCATTAGGTAAGAACGCCCATTCGTCTACAATTACCAAATACACTGACTCACCACGAGCAGGGTCGTTGCTGGACGGCAAAGATTCAATAGCGGATTCGTTGTCAAATACCATTTTTAATTGATGTTCGGTAATTTGTTGCGGACCACGCAACTTAAACCATTGAGGCAAAAATCGGTAACCATACTTAGCCTTAGATAATAACTTTACAGACTCACGTTCAGTACGGCTTAACATTACAATAAAACGGTCAGAAAAAAAGTATGCCAACCAAAAACTATAGGCGGCAGCCAACGTACTAAACCCAATTTGGCGAGCCTTAAGGACGATACTGTAACGTTCACTCATCCAAGTTTTAACAGTTTCTGTTTGCGCTAGACGCAACTTAAACAAAATACGTCCCTTTTGAGGATGTTTTACAAACCAATATTTTTCACAAAAATAAGAAAATGCAACCAACTGTTCATCCACACTAGCATTTTCGGGTCCACGACATTTACGGAACTCTGCTTCGTTTAACAGTTCATTTAATTCCATTATTTACCCCAAGGCTGCCAACCATTGCCGTTACGTTCCTCAGAGTACTCAAAAATAGCCAAACCAGCCTGTAAATTTATTTTAGGAATCAACAACTCTTTACACGAACTTAAAACACCTTGAGATTGCAACCATCCACTAGGATTATATTTATTAGGCAAACACCAAAATTGATTAATTTGCAACAACCCACCAGAACCACCATTGGGGTCAGAAGAATTAAACACTTTGGGAAAACAACGTGACTCACGCCACATAATATAATCTAATTTAGATAAATCAGACCTAGACCAACCCACATCCAAAGCATCATCCAACCAATGCCCACATTTACCAACCAACTCCTTAGACACAGCATGGACATGGGCGATTGGCATAATTAGACATGCAACAATAATGGATATAAACCATTTACGCATAACACCATCCTAACAGATTGTTATTTAGATTATTGCAAAAATTTTTTCACAGCCGTAGGAACATCATCCCCAGCCACATAACGGATATGCCAAGGTTCAGACTGAACTTCGTGGCTAAACCCAAACTTGTCTTCGTTGTTTAACAGCCATTCTAATATTTTACCATTAGCGTTAGCAACATCAACAGCCAACCCCAACATGTGACGGCTACAAGTTTTAGAGTCATCATTCGGTGCAGCCAAAGGCGCAAAACCACGTTTTAGCCACCATTTCTGACCATTCCAAGTACGACTAGTAGAATTAGCAACAGGTTCTTTTCTGTAGCGTTGCAAAAACGCAGCCTTTTGCTGGTCAATGCTACGAAACTGGTCACCCAAACTAGTTGGCTTCAAAGTAATACCATCTTTAGCGGCAGCAGCAACCATTGCATCCCACGCATCCGCAGCACACAACTCCATTTTGCCGCCACTAACAGTTTTGCGCAAAATATCTGGCGTAACCTGACTAGGTTTTTTCCCTGCTAAATGGCTACAGTATTTTACTGCAACAACAGGATACGGCATTATTTGCCGAACGCCTTGCTAATTTCATCAGCCGACAACTCGCCATCAACACTGGCGGCAGCCAACTTTTGAACAACACCAAACAACGCTGTTAGTCCAGCCACACCAGCAGATTTAACAACATCTACACCCAAAATAGCGCCACCAGTCACAATTGGTAACGCACTAGCAATAAACAGCGAAACCAAACGCTGTACGAGGTCTAAACTTTTTGCAATCATATTATTCATTGTTATCCTTTTGACTAAAAGTGATTATGGAATGTACCATAATCGCCATACCAGTAAGAAACGCTGCCTGTCTAAGAGTAGGACCAGACAAAGTAATCAAAACCATGCCAGTTCCCGCCCATGTCCACGCATTATCTACAAGGTAATCCAATATTTTTTTCATTATCGTCTAACCCTAGGGGCAGGCAACATTGTTAATGTTGCCCCAATAGCCACCAAAGTACGCCGTTCGCTAACAGGAATGTTTGACCCAGTTGGCACATAACTTTCAAATTGTGAACCAAAAATGTCAATCACCGCCTCAAATGCTTTACGAACTTCCTTAGGTGCTGATTGGACAGCCTCTACAATTAACGCCGCCTGTTCCTCGGACAACTCAGCGGGGACAACCTCAGAAAACAACTCTTTAGCGTCAGATTCTGTAATAACCTGCAAAATAGCCACATTAGACACCAACTCTGCGGCTTGGTCGCTAGAAACATCACTATTTAACACAGTTTCTATAATCGCTGTCACCTGCTCTGGTGTTGCTTCATCAATAGATTCTATAATCGCAGAAAACTGTTCACTGCTAATGGGTTCATCTTCAACAATTTCTGTTTCAAGGAACAATACACTGGTTGTTGATGAACTCTCTACTTCTAATAGCGTTGTTTCTGATATATCTTCCTCTGGCTGTAGCGGCTGTGTTTGCTGTTCTTTTTCGTCAAGAAGAATCTCGTCAAGAATATCGGAAACGAATGTCTCAGGAATGGTTGTCTCAACAATATCTTCAACAGGACCGTCAGGATAGGTTGTAGTTGTTTCAGGTTCGGTCGTGTCGGGTACGGTTATGGTTTCGGGTAAGGTCACAAATGTTTCGGGTTCGGTTGTCTCAGGTACAGTTATTTCTTCAGGGTCGGTTATAAATGTTTCGGGTTCGGTTGTTTCAGTTACGACAACTATGGTTTCGGTTTCGTCTACGGTGGTTACGGGTTGAGTCTCAATGGTGGGAATAGTGCTAGATGTTTGAGTTGATGTATAAGGCGGTTCAGTTGTCGTGGTGGTGCTTGTCGTGGTATCTGCAACTGATGTGGTTGTGCTTATCTGAATTGGTTCTGTGGTTGTGGAACTTTCTGTGGGTGGGGGTACTATAGATGATGTCGTTGTTGTTGACGACGATGTTGTTGTGGTTGTCGTTGTACTTGTACTGGTCGTTGAAGAAGAAGTAGTTGTTGTCGGGGTGGCTTGTTGAGTGAACGCCTCATCTGGCACTATTGCCCAGCCTTCGTTGTCTATGTTCCATGCGAGCATGATGCACGAGTTCCCGCCATGCTCATACATCCACACATTGAAAGCGTTGCTACCAGACTCTAAGGTTAGTTCGCCTGACATCATCCATGAGCAACCTTGGTCGTTCCAGTTGCCCCATTCGTTGTCACCGATTTGCATTGTGCCACCATCATCTGTGGCAAGCATAAACTCTATGGTGTCGTGTTCAGGTATGTCAATAAAGCCTGCCATGTGAACCATGAACAAGTCACCCGTGCAATCCTCAAATAACTCATAGTCGTAGTTGCGGTTGATGTTGTTCTCAACCTCTGTTCCGCAAACTAGATATTCGGTGTCTGATTGGACTGGCGGTATTTCGTCAATCGTGTAATAGGTGGTTTCTATTCCTAGGATTGGTTCAGCATTAACAGTTTGCGCCGTAAGCGCAAACAGGATTGCTGGTAGCGGTATCAGCCACCTAGTTAATGTCTGGTTGCGGTTCTTGAATCGTGCCATCATCACCAAAATAACATTTGTAATTGAAAGCAATACTTGTGCGACTGCCATGATTCGGGGTTGTGTAATGATTTAATGTTGATTTGAAGATTATCAACATATTGGACTGGGGTTTCCACCATCGTTTTGTTTCATTTAACATATTTGGGCTAATATGGTTTTCTTCAATTTGGGTGTGATTGAAAGGTGACTGAACAACAAATAAACCTGCTTCGTCTGATGCGTTTACATAAAACACTGCACTATAAACATAAGGCGCACAATGAATATGTGGTTCTTGGTATTCGTTTTCACCGTAAACATTCAACCAAGCATTTTTACAAAAATAATTTCCGCTATCTGAATGATGCAGAGCAAATTCCGTCACTTTATTATTGACACACAAATTTAAGTTATTAAAATTTGCGTCATTGATTATATTGTAAGTATTGATTGTGTTAAACGGGCTTTGAGCGCCAGACAACCAATGAGTATTTACACTATTTGAAACTGTCTCTTTTAGGTTTTTGCAAACTTGTTGCAATTTTTCTAATTCATCAAACGACAACAAATTGTTACAAATACCTATTGCTGTTGGGAAAAAATAACCAATTTGCAAAGCGTTATTATTTTCCATTTGTGTTTTAACTATATCTTAAACAAGTGCTATCCACACTTGGTTTGGTTCAAACCATTCATATTTTTTGCCATCCATAGGCATTGGAATTGGTGATTGCCAATTATTGTTTTCATCTAAAACCCATGAAGGATATGGCTGTGGTCTAATAAAATCTGTGCCATTAAATGTCCAACCAACACCAGCACGAGTACACAAAATATAATTTTTATTAGTTTGTGATTCAACAAAATTTGCATCGGCTTCAATAATATTTACTACAACACCGTTTACAATTTCTGCATATACGGACATAAATTAAACCGCCTGTCTAACTATTACAACTCCAGCAAAACCAGTTCCAAAAGTACTAGAGTCCCAACCTGCACCACCGCCGCACCCATAACTAGATGCGTTAGTTGTAGTACCTGATGATTGACCGCCACCATTGCCTGCATTGGTTCCACCTGCTGCACCTGAACCATTGCCACCACGACCACCTTCAGCACCACCGCCGCCGCCACCACCCGACGAAAAATATGTTTTGCCTGTCAAAGTTGTTGGGAAATTGCCAGCAGTTAAATTAGCATCAGCCGTTGATATTTGATAGCCTTGACCGCCAGCGCCTGCTGTACCAAAATTTCCACCAAAACTTCCATTAGTGCCTACAGCCGTTGCACCGCCACCACCGCCGCCGCCACCACACCAGCCACCGCCAACTATTCCGCCAGCCCCAGCACCACCAGCAAAAGTGTTGCTACCACTAGCGCCACCACCACTATACCCAGAATAACCGCCACCACCACCGCCAGAACCACCAGCGTCACCTGCATTGCTTGAACCGCCACCACCGCCACCAAGTGACGAAGTGAACGCACCAAAAGTAGTTGTTCCGCCATTACTAGATTGTCCTGTTGCGCCCGCACCAATAGTTACAACTACAGTTGAACTAATACTTGCCGCAACCCATAAATCTATTTCACCACCACCACCACCGCCGCCCGTAAATTCTCCACCAGAACCACCACCACCAATGCTTAAAACATCAACATTTCCACTACCTTCAACAGTCAAATTACCTGACGAGGTAAACACCACATATTTGTAGCCACCAACGGTAATGGTTTCTTGACCACCAGAAATAACGAACGGAACTATTTCTGAAACCCAATTTGAAGTATAAGTAGAAACCCGTGTGCGCTGACCAAATCTAGACATCGCTAAACCCTAAACCGTAATCTGGTTTACATACCCGTGCAACATCACAACATTCGCCGTAGCAGCAAAAGCCTTAACAACAAGCGGAGTCGCATTACCCTTAATGGGCAACCCTGGAACAACCAAAACAAGACCCGACTCAGCAGCAACACTCAGTTCAATATTGCCATCAGGTGCAGCAGCCTCACCCCACTCAATCGTCAATTTAACAGCCGAAGCAGAACTGTTTACCGCATACAACCAAACCTCATCAAGAGTTGTAGCCGTAGCCGAACCAGTATGAATCGTCGTACCAGCCGTAGCAGTCGCAGCAACCTTAATCGCTTTGCCATCTGTGCTACCTGAAAGAATCTTTTTAGTAAAAGTTGCCATTGTTATCTCCTAATAAGTGGTTAAATCGTTCCCTAAAGGAATACTGCGTTTGCTAGGATATTATCTACATCGCTAAAATCGGGGGTAGGTGACAAACTGCTTACAGCACCAGAAAACACCCCACTAGCGACAATGTATTCTACCAACTCCGACAAAGATATTTTCTTTGTCGTAGTAGCCGAAATATCAACAACAGGGACAACATCGGTGTCGGCGGCAGCCGAACCCAACAATGATGTTAATTGAGAAATCTTTAGGTCTGCCATTAGTTGTTAGTCTCCATCAAAATAAAACTACCGTCTTCTAATAGTAAATCTGTTCCATTTTCTGTTTCAAGGTTAAAAACAGCAAAGTCAGGGTCATTCCAGTACGAGTTAGCCAAATCGCCACGAGTCGTACCAACAGCCCCAGTAGCAGCATAAAACTCGTACCCAAGTGTGTCACGGAAGTTATAGCCGTTGTCTTGGGCAAAAGCGTACATCATGTCACCTAACGTAGACAGTGTTGGGTACTGCGCTTTTAGCGCAACATACATTGCATCATTAGTTTGACTCATAAACCCCCACTGTCTTTGTTGAATCTAAACGGGACTGTTGCTCACTGGCAGCAGAAGCCACAATCAACTCAGACAACTGTGCATCCGACAACTCAGAAACCTTACCAGAATGTTCAACCTGCAACTGAACAGGCGCAAGCCGCCCAGTAGCCTGAAGATACAACTTAGCACTATTGTTATCACCATCCAAAGCACGTTGAAACAAATTATCCAACAACTGTTGAGTCCGCTCAGGACTCCCCTGAGACTCCGCAACACGCCTTTCCCAAGCAGCCTTAAACGTAGGTTTCTTCTTCCACCTACGCAACGTAGACTCATCAATGTTTTCAACGTGAGCATACTTTTCTTGAGAAGAAGGGACACGAGCGACACTAGGTGTACATAGCCAGTCTAAAAATTTTTGTTGTCGGGCATCCAATAATTCCGTCATCACAATAGAGTTACCTGTTCCTAATTGTTATGGGAATGTTAAATCTTTGTGACATTTGTGTAACATTTCTGTAACATTAATGTAACTTTTTAGATGAAACCCTTTTGCTGTCTCGGCTGTAACAAGATATTGAGAATGATTCTCATTAGGGAACAGCACTCTTTTTAGTAGGGGGGACTGAGGGGGGTCAGTGCCTGACTGTTAGATAGCCACCCCTTAGGGTGGCGATTTAAGGACAATACTATTTACAGCAAAGACAGAGGAAGTGTATGCCAAAACTACAGCGAATAGACGGAAAAGTTAAACACTATGCGTACACACCTGAAGGTAAACGTCAGTACGAACGTGATAAGGCTGCAATGAAAATGTCACCAACAGCAAAAATTGATGTTAAAAAATCTAAATCAAAACCCATGCACAAAATGCCTAACGGCAGTATGATGGCTGGCAAATCGCATCCAAAATCAAAGAAACGTAATGGGATATACTAAACCTAGTTTACGTGACCAAATAGTAGCGTCAGTAAAAGCAGGAACCAAAGGTGGACGTTCAGGGCAATGGTCGGCACGTAAAGCACAACTAGTAGCCCAAAAATATGAAGCCGCAGGCGGCGGATACACAGGAAACAAAACCAGTAAACAAAAATCTTTATCCAAATGGGGTAAAGAAAAATGGCGAACCAAATCAGGTAAACCATCCACCCAAGGACCAAAAGCCACAGGTGAACGCTATCTACCTTCAGCAGCCATAAAGTCTTTAAGTAAAGCAGAATACGCTGCAACCAGCCGCAAAAAACGTGCAGGAACCAAAGCAGGCAAACAATTCGTACCCAACACCCCGAAAGCAAAAGCAGCAGGGAAAAAAGCAAGAGGTAAATAATGGCTAAACAAAAAATGACCGCACAACAAGCCGCCACGAAAGCCTACAAGACGGCAGCATGGACACGCAAAGCAGGAAAAAACCCTGAAGGTGGACTAAACGCCGCAGGAATAGCATCCTATAGACGACAAAACCCAGGGTCAAAACTGTCAATGGCAGTAACCACCCCACCCAGCAAACTAAAACCAAACTCAAAAGCGGCGAAACGCCGCAAATCATTCTGCGCCCGCATGAGCGGCATGCCAGGACCAATGAAAGACTCCAAAGGACGACCAACACGCAAAGCGCTATCATTGCGTAAATGGAACTGTTAAACCATACAAAACTAGGGACTCCGTTTAAAACAAGCCCCACCCCCATCCAGCATAGACAAAACGGGCGGATGGTATCCGCTACCTCTATCTCGCCCTAGACTATTAGAGTCACACGTCCACGAGGGCTGCCGCCCCCCCCATGCCCCCCCCTTAACGTGTGCGGACGTGTGAGAAGTCTTACACGCTAGCACTCGCACCCACATAAAGAGCCATAATGTTTATAATCTGCCCACAATTTTTGGGGTCGCACATGTGTGTGGGCGGGCAAGCGGACGTGAAGGAAGTAGGGTATTTGTTTGTTGCCTCGTATGCGGGCGGGTGGTCGGGCGGTGACATGTGTTGAAGTAATTAGGGTAGTGTTGTTGGCAACGATGACATGATGATGATGTGCTTGAGTGCATGTGCTTGGACGCATGTGTTGAAGTATTGTTGTTGTGTTGTCGTTGCTGATGACATGCTTCACATACGGACATGGACGTATGTGTTGAAGTTTTTGTTTGTCGTTGCTATTCGGTAACGATTACCTAGTCATGCTACGGCATGAGAGAGTGAGTGAATATGTTGGAATTGTTGCAAGCACCGAAGCCTTTAACGGAGTTAGAGTTTGCTTTGCAGTTGTGTGCCGAGGCGAATATTCGCCGTGAAGCGGAAGTGGACGAGTTGATTGAGTTGATGAACGGTTACACCGTTTAAGTTTTGCCCGTTTCTCCTTGTGGGCAGGGTAGCGCTGGTGCGCTTGTTGAGGTTCAATTCCTCACTATCCGCAATACGGTAGCATGTATGTCCTCGGACGTATGTGTTGAAGTAGAATATTGAATGGTGGTTGTGGCATGGTGCTACGATATTAGATGTACGTGAACGTACAGCCGTTCCCTAGAGTGGAAGGACACTTTAATGGCTAAGAAATCAACAAAGACAGCAACACCAACAATCGTAGGTCGCTTTGCGAAGATTGACAAGGATTGGGCTGTTGCGTTTCCTGCAAGTACCCCAATCAAGGTTGGTACGATTGTTACGGTTATGACCGCTGACAAGCGTGAGAAGCAAGTTCGCACCAATTCTGAGGGTGTTGTGTTGTTTGATGTGAAGTCGGGTACGGTCATGAATGAGATTTTCTACACGTTTGACCGTGTGGCAAGCAAGTAAACCCTAAAGGGGTTTATGGGTTCGGGCATGTGCCGAGTTTGTGAGGTTCATAACCTTGCCGAACCGCTAGCGTGTGTGGTAGTATCATGCACGTGGGAGATAGTGTCTCCGCAAGGTTAGTCAGTAGGGTTAGTTTCCTATAATCTGATTATGTTGTGAATCACTGCGGGTAGCGGGCTATAATACACCCCCGCTACCCGTAAAAGGATACATTCATTATATGAAAGGACAATTATGAATCCGTTAAAGAAAATGGCACGTGTAAAGTGTTACAAACTTAATCGTTGGTTAGGTGAGTCAATTCCCGTAGCGTTATGGCATGCGATGTTTCGCAGGTATTGGGATATTGGTTTGCTTGAGTTGAATGATTGGTGGTTGTAATATACACGGACGTGGACGTGTGTGTTGAAGTAATAGATTTCGGTTGGCAATTCTGTCAGCCGATTAAACAAAAGCCCTAGTCGGGCAGAAAGAAAGGGTAGTGTTATGGCAGGGAAGGCTATGAATATTGTTCGTGTTGATTGCACGGAAAAGAAAGCGTATGTTTTATTGGCTAGTGGAAAAGAATATCCATACGAAATTAGGTGGTTGGACAAAAACACGTTAATTGTTATGTATAAACGTGCTTTTGGATTGACTTGGGTTGGTAAACCGATGGCGAAAACGAAAGATGAGGTTCTTGCGACAGTATTGCAAGCGTGCAACGATTGTGTTGCTCGTGGTGTAACGATGTTGCATGTTACTCAGCCAGTTCCGCCAGTTATTCCTCAGCCGTCACAACCTTCGTTTGTGCCGTCTGTGCCGACTGGTGACAGGGTTGCTAACGCTGTTCGTGACGTGATTCAGGACGCTTTGCGGTCTGTTGGCGTAGACGAAGATGCGGTGCGCAAGTTGATTGAGTCAGCATTAACGGAAGAACGTTCATACGTTAGGGAGTTGTTACGTGATGTTCGTCCGTTGGTCACTAACGTGGTTTTGCCGACTGGTGAAACTCGTCCCGTGACTGGTTTGACTCATGAGATATTCCCTAAGGTTCTTCGTGCGGTTTCTTGCGGTGAACATGTGTGGATGACTGGTAGTGCTGGTGTTGGCAAGTCTAAGATTGCCCGTCAGGTTGCGGAGTCGCTCGGTGTTGCGTTTAGTGCAGAGCCGTTCAATTCGCAGTCATCTAAAGCGGATATCAAGGGTTACAAGGCTATTAGCGATAACTTGTATCAGTCTACAGGGTTTCGTGACCGTTATGAACATGGTGGCGTGTTCTTGATGGACGAAATTGACGCTAGTAATCCGAATATTTTGACCGTGTTGAACGATGCGTTATCTAACGATAGCATGTCGTTTCCTGACGGTATGATTAAGCGTCACCCACAGTTTGTTGCGATTGCTGCAGCGAACACGTGGGGTAATGGTGCTACTGCAGAATATGTTGGTCGTGCGCCGATTGATGGTGCTACGATTGACCGTTTCACGATGATGCACGTTAAGATTGATGAACGCCTTGAGACTGAGTTGGTGCGTGGTACGGGGTTGAATATGGAACATGGTTCAACGTGGTTGAATATTGTTCGTACTGCACGCCGTAACGTTGATACTCATGGTCTGAAGGTGATTGTATCGCCTCGTGCTAGTGTTGGTGGTGCTAAGTTGCTTGCTGGTGGGTTCACTTGGCAGGACGCTATTGACATGCGTTTGCTTAAAGGTGTCAAACCTGATATCGTTAGCAAGGTTATGGAATCGGTTATCGTACCCAAAGGTTCGCCAGTAGAAGTGTAACGTTCGTGACTACTAGTTCACGTTCGTATCCTTCCCTGCGGACGTGGACTAGTATGTTAAATTATTAGGGAAACAACAACTACGATTGGAGATATTATGAGACAGTTTATACATGATTATGTTAGTCCGTCAGGTACAGTTAAGACTGGCGTTTGGGTTGAAGAATATGATACACTGGCAGATTTGTTGGTGGACGCTAAAAGCAACAAGAAACGCAAGTCGTCTGATAAACGTGATAGACCTGATTGGCGTGGGTCTGATAGTTTGGACGAGGCTTGCGATTTGGGTACACGTGGTTGGCATGATATACGTCCTGAGGTTGATAAGTTGATTAATTCGTTGGATAACATCATTAGCGCAACGTTTGGTAACTTGTTTGAGACCAAGTTCAATATTACTGGCGAGTCAGGCGATATTGACCGTTATCTTATGGGTGACCCTGAGTGTATGATTGATTATGTTGATGTGCCACAAACACGCATGGGGCGTGTTGTGCGATTACTGGTCAATGGTACTGTCAATAGCGGTGTTTCAGCAGAGACAATCAAGCAACGTGGTGCGATGATATGTTCATTGGTTGATATCATTAATCGTTTGGGTGTCGGTGTTGAGGTTTATAGCGAGATTGCAACTTCTAGTAGCAACAAATATCATAGTATGCTCACGAAATTGCATGATTCGCAACAGTTGTTGGACATTGATAATTTGATGTTTGCAATTGCTCACCCGTCTATGCTTAGACGTATCTCGTTTTCTAACATGGAGATGTCTAAGTGGGAAGAAGCGAAGAAAATTATTGGTGGTAGTTACGGTTCAGCGTCTAATTGCAAAATGAAATCGCATGTTAATGCGGATATTGTGATTGATAACTTTGAGTCAGGCACTGGTGATTTTGAGGAAGATGGTATGAAGTTCATTATGTCTACGATTACAGGATTGGGGTTGATATGATAGAATATTGGTGGTATCGTATAGCGTATTGGTTAGAGAATGATACGCCTAGTAAACGTTTGTTTGCAAAAGCGTATCAAGTGTTGGTTGCGTTATGTGTTATAAATATAATAATCAAACTACTTATGAAAGGGTGGTAATGTAATGAGTACAGTATCGGCAGTGTTATTAAAGTGTGGTTCGGGTGTTGAACCTGAACCCGTTGTAATTAATGGGTTAGAGTCAATTCAGTCGTTGGTTGGTGGCAATATTGAGGCTGTGCGTGTTTTTGCACAGAAACGTGACACTAATGAACCGTTTGAGTTGGTTGGTTATTGCGATGATGAAGGGCGAATCAAGGATTCGGAAATGAATTGGCTTGCCAGTGCGTTGTTCCGTCAAGAGATTCGTGGTAACGTTGTTGTTGTTACTGACGCTGGTGACGGTGAAGATGGCGATGTTCCTGATACGTTTGTCAAGTGGTTGATGAGCGGATTTTTGCGACGTGTAGCCGAATCCTATAATGAAGCCAGTTTCATTGCGGAAGTAATGCAGTTCGCTGTGCAAAACAATTTAGTTCCTGAGGACGAAATTATGGAAGTAATGGATTCTTTCGGTGAAGATATTGCAAGAGGTGAACAAACAGAAGAAACGATTCACAAAATGAATACGTTATTGGAAAGAATATTGAAAGCGGTTCAAGATTATAATGCGGAAGAAGATGGGGTTGAGTTGGTTGGTGAGATTGAAGATTGGCTGAAAAAAGAAACGGAGAAATAATGAAAGCGCCAGTTGAACGCAAGTTATATCCGAAAGGTTATTATGAATGTTCGTTGTGTGGGCATGGTGTGGAAATCCATGTCCGCATGACAGACAAACCTATGTGTACCAAGCATGGGATTATGCAATTATCTAAGAAACCTAACGGTTTCGGAAAGGAATCAGAATGAATCTTTATCGTGGTACGTTCAGTATTTCGTTTGATGTTTACGCCAAAGACTCAGATAGTGCAGTAGATTTGTTGTATGAACAGTTAGATAGTTCTATAACACACGGCATTAGCGCTGCGGCGTTTGGTTTACACGATGAAATAGAAATGATAAGTAAAAATATAGGTGGATTTGTTATATCACAACCAAAAAAAGGAGATAAATAATGAGTACAATTATATGGTTAGGTGAAGATATTAAAGGTTACCGTCCTGATTGGACGGACGACCAGTGTGATTATGTTATGGACGAAATTGGTACACGGTTATCAGAAGCGTGCATTGAATTTGGGCATGATATAATGGAAGGATTAATTCAAGAATTTGAGGCAGAAAACCCGACAGATTGGAAAGACGAAGTAAATGACGATTGAACAATGCGGTGTAACAAAACACGAAGAATCGTGTTTATGTGACGTTCGCCCTGCCAAGTCAGTTATGGTGTCTAAAGACGCTGTGTTTGACATGTGGCAAGGTGAACGAATAGCAGAAATCTTAGGTTATGTTAAAGGTCACGAATGGACTAATGACACAACTCTAGAATATTTAGAAACATTATTGTATGTTCATGACCTGTGGGCGGAGTATGGCGGAATTTATTATGCCAATGAATCCGACATCGTAGCCTTACGGTTTCCTGAATCTTACACTAATTTGCATAAATGGAAACTGATTCGTGACAGCGTAATGGCTGCCGCACATCAACACCCAACGCTGCACATTATAGATATATTAAAACGGCTTAACGTTTCGTTAGAACAGTTTATCTGTGCCGTTAGTGTCAATAAACATAAACATGTTATGACCGAAGAACAGTTTCGGAACTTTAGCACACTTATGATTGACACCGAAGGAAAAAGTTATGCTGGTATTGCCCGTTTGTTCCAAACAGGCAAAACTACTATGACTTATTGGAAAAAACTATTCAGAGTTAGCAGAGACATGAAGAAGTCAAACAACAGAAAGGTATACTAGAACCATGAGAGAAAATGAAACAACAGAACAAATGAACGATAGAATCCGTAAACATAAACAAAAAGTTTACAACGAAATTAAGAATGACCCTAGTGAAAAAGCCCAAAAATTATGGGCTAAGTTAAAACAAGAGTTCCCTAATTTAGATAGCCAATCATGAAGATTGTCTATGCTGTAATTGTATTAACAGTTATATATATTCTATTACTTAATATCTAAAGGAGAAATGATGCGGGTAGATGAACTTAATAAAGTCGTTTATGTCAGACAGTCTTGGCTTGGTGACATGGCTATTTGCCCTGAACGTGCTAGACTTGGTATAGTACGTCCAGAGTTTAGAACGGGTTCAGATGCCACCATTATAGGTACAGCAGTTCATACAGGTATTGAGTCCGTACTTAATGGTACGTCCTCAAACTTTCTTGACATGTTAGATGTAGTTGCCAATGATTACGAGTCGCTGGAAACAACAAACTATAAAAAGTCTAACATTAATCAGGAAGAAATTCCGCAATATTTAGAATCAATGTCTAAAGCGTTTTATGATTCAATTTTACCTAAAGTAAAACTGGGTGGAAAAACTGAACACCCATTTAAAGTACCGTTGGGCATTGACGTTAATGGTTATAGCGTTTGGTTAGAAGGCACAATAGATTACGTAGACGAAGATGGTGTTGTGTGGGATTGGAAAACAGCAAAGAAATCCTACAGCCAGTTTAGTAAACAAAAGTCCGCTATTCAGCCAACAGTTTATACTTATGCGGTATCTCACGATACCGACATTGAACCAAAATTTAATTATGGTGTAATGATTCGGCAACTAGACCCGAAAGCACAAATTGTGCCAATTTATCGGGGTGCTGAACATTGGAATTGGTTAAAACATCATGTTCGTGGGGCGGTAAACGTAGCCCTAAGAACTGGTGTAGATAATCAATGGATAACGAATGATGAAAGTGCGTTATGTTCAGAACAGTGGTGTTCGTTTTGGAGTGTTTGCAAAGGCGCTTTTAATTGCCACGACGCTGAATAAGGATATGCTATAGTTAGTTCACAACAACAAATAGATAGGAGATAGTTATTACTACAGTAAACAGAGACCAATCAATTGTTATTCAGGTTGCAGGTAAAATCGCTGCCGATATAACACCCAAGACAGATGATGTTCAAATGAATATCGCTAATTTTGTTTTGGCATTAGACGCAACGGTAGACGCATTGTTTACCAAAATGGGTATGACAGGCGAAGCACCAACGCAAGAAGAAATGTTGGTTCAAGCGTTCCCAAATAGCCAAGTAGTAACACAATCAACACAACCAGCGTTTCAACCAGCGCAAGGCGGTCAAGTTCGTATCAAAGGTACGCAACATGGTCCAATTCCTGCATGGTTGCACACTGAATGTGCAAAGAAGGGCGTTACCGAAGTTTGGGATAACCGTGACGGTTTAGCGGTCAACCCTAAGCGCCCTTGGTTCAAATCCACTACAGGTACGGAAGCGTTTTGGGAACCACGAGTTAGGCGGTAACCTGTGACCGACCCCGATTATGTGGGTCGTTGGGCAAAGTTGGGGCGTGGGGAAATTCTTCCCACGCCCGACTTGTCTACCGCACCTTTAGCGTATTACACACCATTACACAAAGCCGCAGATGATTATGTTCACTGGGCGCAATCACCACAAGAAAGAATCTATCTAGGTTTTCATGAGATAGATGCACAAATGCGTGGCATTGCACCGTCAGAAATGTGTATTATAAACGGTTATAGCCATAGCGGTAAAACGTTGGCGTTGCTACAGATTCTTGTAGCCAACAAAGACAAACGTGTAATCTATTTCTGTCCCGATGAGCCACGCACTTTGACGTTAATTAAGTTGGCTTGTGTTACTCACGGCATTGACGCAAACGTTTTAGAAACTCGCATTGCTGAAAACGACAGACAATCCATTGATTTATTGCGTAATACGGCATTAGAACATTTCCCGAACCTAGCAGTGTTTGACCAAACAGTGTCTCTCATTGAAATGGAACGTGCTTTGTCTGAATCAATAGACGTATTGGGTGACCCACAACTAATCGTTGTGGACTATTTGGATTTGATTACAGGCGGTGGAGAAGATGTTCCGTCTAAAGCCAACAGCATTAAAGCGTTCGGTAAACGTCATAATATTCCGTTAATTGTTTTGCACCAGTCCAGTCGCACTGCAGGTGCTGATGGACGCAAAATGACTATCAGTTCAGGTGCTTATGGTGGTGAACAACAAGCAACACACATTGTTGGTGTACGCCGTAAACGATTTGAAATAGAAGGACATATTCGTGACTTGCAAGAAAAACTAGATAACGCATCAAACACTGAACGTATCATGTCCAAAATAGAAGAACTGCAATACAATTTACGTATCCACATGGATACCGTTACGTTGAACTTGGTTAAGTGTAAACGTCCTGCGTCCGTCCTGTTAGACGAT